AGTGTTGTTATTTTCTTCTTGTATTCTTTATACTTCTTTTTTATAAGTTCTTTATTGAAAGTTGGACTTTCTTTAACAGGTTCTTGTATCCAATCATTTTTATATACACTATATGAACTGGCTGAAGTAGGCACATGTGCTGTGTCTTGAACATATATTTCAACATCATGACCTTTCATGGTTATGTTGTGTTTGTTGTTCCAACCCACTTTTATAGCATCAAATAATGTTTGAGCATCATCTGCTGTCATATCCAAATCTTTAAAATCTGTGACAACATGCAAGTCAATGTCGCTATAATCTGTCCAATTATAATTGGTTATGCTGCCAATGATAACAATATCATGTATCTTTATATCTATATTATTTTCTGTCTTGAGATTGTTTACAAAATCTTTAGCAATCTGATATAATCCTTTACGCACTATATTATCAAGTTTGGCACCATCTTCATTGATGTTCCAAAGTTTTGGACACAAAGTATCTCTGTATAAAGGATATTTCATCTTCCACCTCGTCTGTTTGCTACATCCATCCATTTTATAATTTCGTTGCGAACAACTTCTGCAATATCTTCTGTATATTCACCAGCAGCCACATCAGATGATGTCAAATCTTTGTGCATACTACCAATAACACCATCTTGTACTAATTTTTGAGCAAATGCTTTGCATTCATTTTCTAATTTTAAAACATTAGTGATTTCAATATTTTCTGACAAAAGTGATGATAATTTTATGTGGCTCATTCGATCACAAATGGTTGTAATTTTTTGATGCTACTTGAAGCGTCGGTGTGCAATATAGCAATACGATGCAATGCAACATTGTCCCAAACATTTATATTCTTTTGAGTGTCATCTAATAAAACATGAGTAACACGACCTGGTGTTTTTAGAACATATTCTGGCTTTTTTGAACCAGCAGAAGCAATAATGACTTTCACAGTTGGATCAATATGCTTACGAATCCATGCAGTTTTTTGTTGAACAATGCTGCTGCCTTGACCCGCACTCAAAATAACTGGGGGTGGATTGTTGAAACTTTCCTTGATAAAATCCCAAAGAATTTTAGCATCTGGCATCGGTTTCAAGTCAATCCAAAAATTTGGCTTGCTTGCAATTAATTTCCAAAATGAACTCTTTCCGTTCTTTTCTTCATATTCTTTTGGCGTCAAACCGTCAGAAAGCTCCTTGAATCCAGCTTCCATATCAACCAAAACTCCATCCATGTCCACGTAGCATTGTATTTTCAATGCAGACTTGTCTTCTTCTTCCTTCAATAGATCTTTTAACAATATATGCATATACTATAAATATAGACATATATAGCATTATAGCAATAAAAAAGCCCACCGTAAGGTGGGCTTTTGAGTTTAACTTTTTATACCGTATTATGCAGCAGGAAAAGAAGCCCCACTTGGCATTACATTGAAATCGAGCACAATGAATTCTGCGGTCTTTGTTGGTTGAATATAGATTTGTCCATAAAGGATGTTTCTATCAACCAAATCAGGTGTATTGTTGCTTTCGTCCATGATTACCTTGAAGGAATAGATACCAGAACGTTGTTGTACGCTTTCTAGATATGGATTAACGATGTTCAAGAAACGTTGACGAGTTGTTGATACGTTTTGCTCAAACACTAGATAGCGAGAAGAAGATGCGATGAACTTCTTCAGTGCGATCAACAAACGGCGAACGTTGATGCGATCCAATGCGGAAGGCTGACGTTGCAGTGTCTTTTGACCCCATGCTACTACACCTTGACCAGGAAATGCGGCAATTGGGTTAACGCGACCTTCGTATAAAGTGTCACGTTCGGTGTGTGTCAAACGGTCAGCAACCTGAACTGCTTGTGGAATACCACCACGGTTTAGACCAGCCGGAGCAAACCATTCAGCTGCCACATTGTCGTTGGCGGCATAAACGCTCATCATAACGACGGATGGTGGTACTGGTATAATCTTGTTGCTGTTGGTGTCTTGAATCTTTATCCAAGGATAGTAGGTAGCAGCATAACTTGTATCAAACTGTGCAGCTAGATCCACGACATTTTGAATAGAATCTTCTCCGGCCATTTGGTTTGGAGCAATGTCCATGATATAGAATGCATCACCGCGACGTTCACACGTATCAACAACCAACGAGGCAACATAAGCGTGATTATCATAATTGATGCCAGGCGTTGTAATAAGATTAAAGTCAAACTCATCAGCATTGCTCAACGCAGTCAAACATTGTTTGTATGCGTAAGAACCATAGCTTTTGTTGGTAGAACAATCCAATCCTTGTTGATTGGTTGGCAAAATTTCATTTCCAACAAGTGATGGAATTGAAGGAGATTGACCATCAAAACCGCCTTGGAAACCAAGAATGAAACGGCGCTTTTTGACGTTTAAGGTTTCTTCGTTGGTAACATACAATGGAGTAATACCACAGTTTGTTTCCAAATCGAAGGCAACGTTTGCGCCAACTACATTACCATTTTCAACACCCGCTGGGATTGGAGAAAAATATTGAGCGTTGTCAAGTTCTGGACCAACCAAACCTCCGTTTGGATATAGCGCCAACAGATCTTCATCGGCCTGTGATGGAGCTGGTTGGAATACGATACCGGAAGCATAACGACCCGGTTGCATCAAATACGCAGAAGCGGAACAGTACTGCATTGCTGGTAATTTACCCAGACGCGCATAATCTCCACCTAATGGTGTTGCATATGGACCAAATCCAAATGGAATTGAGTCAATTGGCCACGGAGATGTTGCCATTTCAATGCGGATCAGCTTGCTTTTGTTGACATAATCACCGAATTGAACAATCTTGCCGTTGAAATCAATGTAGTTATAAACATCACCGATACGACGAGCAATATAATTGCTGCTATTGACATCCAAGTTTAGATTGTCATATCTTTCTATTATTTGTATTCTTGAATCTGTGTCAGCAAAGTCTCGTAGAATCAAAGAGAACGAACCATATTTTGTACCTGGAACAGAACCAGCTGAACGAATATTGTTGATTTCAATTTTATACAAAGTGTTGGCTGAAGTTCCATCGCTCAAAGTATGAACCTTGAACAAGTCATATGCCAAAGAAGCTGATGTATTGAAACCAGCAACCAATTGTGTACGAATGAATGGAGTATATGCATTTGTTAGATCAAATTCTGACGTGCTTGCATCAGGAGTTCTGCCATCGGTAAATGTCATGTTATCGCGAGAAGAAATCTGAATCTTCCAGCTACCAGAAGCTAACATTTCGGAAATAATACTCTTGGTCTTGTTCTTGAAGTTCTTGTAGGTGTAAGCAGCTTCGATCTTTTGACCCGGTGCTATACTCAAGAATCCAGCTTTTGGGTCGGTTCCAAACACATTGGTTAGATATGCAGAGGATTCTGTATCCAACGAGAAGGTATATGTACCATATGAACTGCTGACATATTGATTTGTGTCAGTGTCGAAATGAACATCGTTTAGTGCTAGACTATAATCCGCACCGACAACTGTTGCATTACTTGGCGTTAAAACAGAGCCACTGAAACCAAATAGGTTTTGTCCACGATCATATGCTGTATTGGCAAGAACCGCCAAAACAACTTCGTCACGGGCAGGAATCGCCGAGGCACTTCCACAACTGTTTTCACTGGAAATTGTACTAGGCGTCCAGTTACTGGCATTTATAGCACCATAAGAACCAGTCAAAATACCGGAGATATCCAAAGTGTAATTACAACCATTAACTGTGGACAGCGTAATGCTTGCGGTTGGAATGGTTGACGCGGCTGGTATATTGGAAGAAATTACAGGTAGATTATAAGCAACACAAGAAACGAAACTGCTGGTAGCTGATCCGGTCACAGTTTGACCCACAACTGTTGCGAACGCAACGTCACCAACAACTACGGTGGAACCAGCATAGATGCCAGATGAGAATTCCAAGCTCAACGAGCCAGAAACTGTGAATACTCCAGGTGAAACGTATGTCACTAAACTATCGAGCAAATACCCACTGAACGAACCGCTCTCAACAAAGCGTGCGTATTGACCCGGAATTGCACTGATGACCAGAGCATCTTTTTGTTCATAGCCACCCAATCCACCGACGCGGCAGACTGTGACTTGACCTTGCTGACGCAAGTATTGTTGAGCGGCTATTGGACCATATAGTGTACCATCGGGATCACCGAAGATGCGCGTCAAGTCACCTTCACTGGTTATTACCGTTGGAGAAAATCCTGGTCCCTTGTTAAAGGGAGCAACGACTACTCCTCCGATTGCTGCTACGCCCTGTGCCAGAAACGATTGATCAATTTCGCGGGTGAATACACCTGGTGAAACGATACGTTCTGATGGGCTATACTTTGCATTTTGTTCTATTGCCATATATTTGTTTTCTCCTGTTAAATTTGAATTAAAAGTCTATATATAAGTATGTTAGAAAAACTCAAAACATAAAAAATATCTACTTGTGTGTCCAAATAATTAATTAACTTACTTTAGGAGAGAAAACACCAGTGTTGATATCAAATGTTCCTTCACCATATTTGGCAACAATTTTGTCTAGAAATACTTTTTCTTGATTTTCAATAGCAGTGATTTTTTGTTCAATTCTAACTTCATTCTTTTTAACTTCACGCTTTTGAAGTTCCAATTGACCAAGAGCCAATGTGGTTTCTTCATAACCTTGACGAATAGCAGAAAGTTCTGTTATTTCTTCTTGGTCAAATTTAATTGGGCTATTGGCCGTATTTTGAGCTGGTTGATTTAGTTCCATATGTTTATAACGTTTATTGTTTCATTCATATATATGGATATATATACTCAAACAATATATATAATAACTATTTTTTGTCTAAAATATTTACTTGAGAAAAAGCGTGCTGCATCATGTCTTTGTTGATTTTGAATACACGTGGCGGTTCATTTTTATTTGAATCTGTATCAACAAAATATTGTTCGTTATTGTAATCAAATGTTTTTGGTTCTGATATATTACTATGTTTTTTTACAAGATCTTCAAAAATTGAGTCGTTATCTGTATCTACCGCAATAACAACTGGTATAGGTGGTGCAATCTTTTTTATCATATAGTCATTTCCTTTATACTGAATTGTTCTTTCAAACGCATCGTAAGAATTGATCTTTTCGTTCATACTCATCTGAGCTATAATTTTTATAATTGTAGCTGCCATCAAATTTTCTTCTGAATTTTTTACATTTCTTGGTGGTTCATTTCTTGGTGGTTTGGGCGTCTCGCTTATTTGACTTGGCTGTGTGCGAGTCATTGCAGCATTTACTTGCTCTATTGAATTCATAACTTGTAGTTCCGGTCCCCATTTATTTATTGGGCATTGAGAACTTTCCACATGAATTTTTGCGGCCATATAACAGCCACATTTTAAACATCTATTTTGTTTATAGAATTCACAACCTTCACAAATTTTTATTCTTTCATTTGCTTTTTCTGCGCTGGACAATAATGGCTTTCCTTTTGCAACATCTACTCCACTCAACCAAGCTTGTTTTGCAAGATTTCGTGCTTGCTGAAACACAGATGGAAAAGACTCAAGATTTTCATTCTCAAGTTTATTTTTTATTTCCTGATATTTCTCAGGCGTTAAATTTTGTTTGATGGGACAGCTCATAAAGATATAACCTATTTTGATATATTACAGAATTAATAGCTTATTTTGCAGCGGAGTCAACTGAAATCATATTTAACGGAACGCCGGTAATCTCACTATTGTATTTCTCGACAGATATTTGTGTGTAAGCCCAATTCATTACATTATACTCATCGCGCCGCAGACGATAATACATACCTTTAAACTCAAAGGTTTTTGGCTGGTCTGGTGCCTTGTGTTTTTCTAGCAAAGCGCAAAATTCTTCATGTTCTGATGGCGACATATTTTTAGGCTCTTGGCTCGGAAACGGTACTTGGCAACGTGACACCCTCTGGAGGATTATTTGGATCAATCACCCTTATCATAAATTGTCCTGGTTTGGCGTCTTTATGAGTGTTAGGTGTCATATGAAAGATCTGAGATTTATATCTAAATACTTTTTCCTGATCAACGCCCTGATGCTTAAGCATCAAGTTATTAAATTCAATCTGCTCTTCAACAGAAAGATCTTTATGATTTGGTAAAGACTTTACCATAGAAACTTTTTCCTTTAGTTGAGAAATGCGACGGCTTCCATTGAGTTCAATAAAAGCTTTGAAGTGCATTTCTTTCCATGAAAAGCGTCCATGTCCACCAAGTTCTAGAGACTCTGTAGCTAATCGGTCAATCATTTCTGCATCTCGCTTAGAGAATTGCTTAAAATTATCTAGATTATGCATTTGCATCTCATGATGTGAATTTTCTAGATTTTTCTGTGCAATGTCTGTCGAGAAAAGTGTCTGAAGATCTGTGCCCCATTTATTTATTGGGCATTGAGAACTTTCTACATGTACCTGTTTATCCATAAAACAGCCACACTTTATGCAACGTGGATCATTGAAGAAATTACAGCCTTTGCAAATATCCAAGCGAGCAGCAGCCTTTGCTGCTGTGGTCAGCAAATGCGTACTTTTGGCTGCATCAATGTTTGCCGTCCAAGCTTGCTTTAACAGATTACGCGATATTTGAAATGCAGATGGAAATTCTGCCAAGTTTTCTGATTCGAGGTTAGCCTTGATTTCTTGAAATTTCTCAAGAGTTAGTACTGTATTACGTTGCACGCTAGGTTCTGGTATTGTATTCATACTAAAGTATATTTAAAGTATATATAATCAGCAGGAGCTAGTGGTGCTACCGTAGTAATAGCCTGCTTGATCATTCTCACAAGTTTGTAGAGATTGGTAGCCGGGGCATGACTCACCACATGGGCATGTGCAATCAGTGGAGCACAGCTCGCAGGAGCCGGGACAAGGCCAATCTGGGTTGGGAGTAAAAGTAAAAGGGTCGTCATTTATGTAATAACTGCTGCACCAATCGCAATCGCATGAGGCTCCGCATCCACCACTACCATATCCCCGACTGCCATCACAGTTGGTATCATACCAGCAATCATTGCAAGTGCAATCCTCGCTACAATTATAGCATCCAGGTTGACCCTGATTTTGGCAGTCACCGTAGCTACAAAATGTATCGCTGCTGCAATAGTCCGCTACTACACCAACTCCACCCGTCGTGGTAGTACCAGAAGAATTTGTTAGAACAAGTCTATATGCCATGTTAACACCACCGGTATGCCAATTCGCTGGGGTTATGGCAAACCCGCCCAGAGCGGACATTGTACCAATAGCAGCACCGCCATAGGCATATCCCCAGCTACACGTATTATATGGCGCTCTCTGAAGATAAACAGTTATAGGGAGAGCGCCCGCACTGACGTTCCAACTGATAGTCGTATTACGATTTTCTGAATAATAACAAATGTTGCTTGGGGTTCCGCTATATGAATTAATGACAGGAGCACTCGCAGCACTTTTTCCATGTCCATCACTCATAGCTATTGCACCACTCAATTTATTAAATAAAGTTCTTACTGCTGCATCATTTAATGAAATTAAAGTGGTGGCTGTGGCAGCACCCAGTTCAACATTAACTGCGTTTAGTGAAATTGCGTTGGGATATGCTGGTAGTGCCATGTATATTTATATATAACTGCCGTTGTATATTATTTTTTCTATTACAATTTTAGCCAGTTATTGGAAATCCCGGAAATGGTATAAATGAAGTGGTAGCTTCGTCCCATATTTTAGGAAGTCCATCAGTTGGCCATGCCACAGGTGGCACAAAGCTGACGGCAGTTTCGTTCCACACCCATGATGCTGGATGACTGGCAGCTAATGCATTGGCGCGAGCTTCTGCAATTTGCTCTGGGGTTGGCGGATTGTCTGAAATTGTTGGTATATTTGACATGATGTTTTGGTTATTTTAGTTTTTTAGTTTATGTACCGGCTAGGGTCATCATTTGAGTTAAACAATTATTGTTTTCATCAAAAGCAATCATAGTATTGTTGCTGTGACCAGAAAAGGTTATATCAGTAAATGTTGAAAGATCATATATCAGCCAGTTAGATGGTACAGTCATATATACAGGTATAGATGGTGCTACAGAATCTATACAACTTTGAATTTGTTCAGATACTAGTGTTGGCATAATATTTTTTTATGTATAGTTGAATAATAATGTATGATTTGTACCAGTTGTTTCATTAGCAGAAAGAGTAAATCCAAGAATATTATTTGAAGCATCTTTAACTACTAAATTTGACGGAAATGATCTTATCATAGAAATATCACGCAATCTTCCTGCAAAATAATATGTAGATAAATTGATGCATCGTATAGGAACCTTAATAAGTTTGCCGCTCAATGTTGTATAATTTGTGCCGTAAATATTAGTTAGATTTCTATCCATTGCTATAGTATTAAGAGATGTTAAACCTGGTGAGAATGCTACAAATCTTGGATATGCGGCAGTCGACGAGTTCGCGGTGGTTGAGTGATTAAACAATGAGCCTGGTGTAGTATTTAAACTATCTACAAACATCGTGGTAGATATGCCCCATGTAAGTGTTGTAGTTTCAACGCCGCTTGTTGCAATGCCATATACTCTACCATCGGATTCTGCCATATATGATGAACTTTGTTCTGGATCTAATACAGCACCAATTGCAGCGGCGGTTGAAAAAACCGAAGTTGGGTTATAAAATACAAGTGAAATTGCTTCTTTTGATTCATATATTGTTAATTTTTCAGTAGAAACAAATCTGGCTGGTCTAACTATACGAGCATATCCACTAGAATATGAACCAGAGCCAAATGGATTTTGACTTGTCCATTGTGTAAATGATCCACTGGCATTTTTAACAACAGCACCGTGCAAAATAAGAGAAGTGTATGCTGTTTCGTTTGTAACAACCGTTGGAGTTGCGCTACTAATAGCACCTGTGCTACTTTTTCCAGAAAAAATAACAGATTGACTTATTGCTGTTTGAAAACCTGGAAACACATACACAGCTTCTGTATTAGAGCCGGTTACAAACTTGCTTGGCATTTGCCACGCACTGCCGCTGCCAAGTGTTCTTGTAGAACCGTCATGGTATAACGAACCAGTAAGCATATCGTATATGATATTGAGCGTGTCGCTCATAGACGCTGTTGATATAGTTCTAACTGGTAATTTTCTCCATTGTAATGCTGGTAAGCTCATAGGTTTTTAATTTTTAAATTTTATTAATATTTTAAGCACACTGCGTGATTCTGCGCGGTTTCAACTGGCGATATAGTATATCCAACTATTATATTATTTGGATTTCTTAATGTTTCGTTGGCTGTTCTATTTTTTATAGCAACAATATCACGCAATCTTCCTACAAAATTATTTGATAAAGTGCTTGCATAACACTTAAG